AGGATCCATGTCGGTTACAGGAGGAACTTCTGTTACTGGCAAGCTGTACATAGGAATGAGGATGCGAGGAGTTACCACGTATCACCATGATTGGTCTCTAGCTATTGTTCAGATACTTCAAAGCAACGGTACATCTTACAGGACTGATGGTACTTACACAAATGGATATGATTGGAATGCAGCAAACACATTATCTTCTCAATACGCAACAAGTAGCTTTTACAACTGGACTACTAGCTCAGGATTTACTCACGCTTACGGCACAGACCCTAGTACCCTTAGTGGATGGCAGACTATAAGTTCAGCTACTAACGCTAGATGGTCAAGAGGCTTGAGTACAGGCTCTGGTTACACAGGGGCTGCGGACGGGGTTTATTCTCCTTCAGGCTATTCTGGTGGTGGGGGAACAATACTTCCCGCTTCTGGAACTGTTTCCCAAACTTCAAGCACTCCTTTTCTTTTTACGGAGACGTCAGGAAGCGGATACCAAATAGGAAACACTACGATATGGCTTAGGTCTCCTGAAATAACCGTTCATAATGGCGATATTTTGAGGATGGCATACCTCGGCATCGGGGGAAGTACCTCAACAAGTGGAGTAGGACGCTATGACGATGACACTATTTATTTTAGATTTAAATGAGTACACCTGCCAGCACAGACTTAATTGTAGTAGAGAGACAAGTAGGCGGGGTACATACCGTTTTTAAAGAAACTAAAGCCAACTGGGATACAGCTACCGGAGGTGGCGGTGGGGGTGGAGGAGGAGGCGGCGGAGGTGGTGGTGGAGGTACTGCTACTAACAATCTCGCCATTCAGTTTGCTCACGCCTCTATGGGTGGCTATTCTAACGCTGGTTCTCATTTCTATACGTCAACAGGCAAAATGTATTATGCGCGTACTGATTCTAGTGGCGCATATGGTTTGACATCCACGTCCACAAACAACAGTTCGGTACGCCCATGTACAAAATTAAAAATAGGGACTACGTGGTATGAAGTTGTTTCAGGCACAGGGTATACCCAAACTACGGGTGCTGGCCCTTTTAATGTCTACTACTGGAGAGGTATGACCAGTTGGACTCTTACTGCCTCTGAAATTCAATCTGCATGTGGGGCGAGTTCAGGAACCATAAGCGGGATTGCTGTTAAAATGGATGATGCACCTACGAGAACTATGCCTAACCATTACATTGGTATGAAGTTAGTCAGTACAGGAAACGCTGACACAAACAACACAGGAACCAACAACGGCAATTACACTCAAGTTTCTTTTTCAAGCTCAAGAGATTGGAGAAGCGAAACTGAAGAGGCATATGTAGAGATAACACTTAGTACAAACATTTCATGGAGTTAACATGGCATTAAAAGCAAAATACAAGAAACCCCTGCCTGAAGCACCTGACGGTAAAATAGACGCTTACTACAGAGTGAGTGATGCACGATGGAACTACGAAAAACCGTTGGGTACATTCGCAGTTAAAAATATCGTTTTTAGCGTTGAAGCATTTACATGGGACGATCCAAGAGAATTACTCACAGATGATCACCGATACGATGAAGCTGTAGGTTCTTACTCAATTCCAGTGCCTGAAAATGGCACAAACGTGGACACCATCGTTGACTTAGCGTACGCACATTTGAAAACCCTTGACCATTTTGCCAATGCAGAGGATTGTTGATGGAGGGATTGATGGAAGACAAGCTGCTAGAACAAGGCATAGCAGTCGTGGCACTTTTTGGGGTAAGCTACTATGTCATTCGCTTGACTAACTTCCTTTTCCGTACGCTCGCAGGAGGTCTTGATGAACACAAGGAAATAACTATAAAACAGATAGACGCTTTGAATCAAATAAGAAGCACTTTATGTGATTTAAAGCAAGAAATGGTAAAATTACATGAACAAAATCGCATTTATAGGGATATTGACAATACTGTCTCTCAACGCTTGCAGAACACCGAGCGGTCTAAAAGAGGTTGATTTATCCTTGACAGGACTAGAGATGGAGTTTTATGAACCTGTTGCACCTGTAGTGGTTGTTACTAATTCAGCCGCAACACGCGCCACATACAGAGTAATACCTAATCAGTTTCCAAAACTAATGGAAATGAATAATAAAAAATAAAAATGGCAACAGAATACACTTGGGAAAAAACTGAACCCTACGTAAAGGACAACAAAGTTGTTCAATGGGGCCTGACGTTCAAAGCCACAAATGGTGACGTTAGTGCCGTAACAAATGAAATAGTAGATGTCCCTGAAGACGATCAAAAAGCCCTAGCTGATTGGACAAATGAAGAAATCCAAGCATTTAGAGATGGCATTAAAGATGATCGAGGTTGGGTATCAGAACTTGAAAAACAAGTTGGAGGGGGTGAATTAGTTGCTAATTGGGATAACGCTTCGTTGTCTGTATCATCTGAATAATTTTTTATCATGGAAGAGAAACCTACCCTAATGACCGCAGAAGAAGTAGAGAAGGGCGTGTCCTTCTTGAACATCGTATATCAAGCAGCAATCAGTAATGTGCCTACAGGACTTGTTCCTGAAGCTGCTGCAGCACAAAGGCAAGGCATACAGGAAGCTGCTCAAAATGTTGTAGACCTAATCCAAGCTCACGGGCCTTTGGCCGAAGAAAGAGCAAAAATGATGGAAGAGGCTATTGCTCCTGTTAAAAATGAATAGTGGAAGAATACTTCAAAATCTTTGGCATCAATGGCACTGTGCTGGGTGTGGTCACCCTTACAGACGTTGAAGTTATTTTGAAGATTGTTCTGCTTGTTGTTACAATAACATGGACAACGGGTAAAGCAGTGAACGAATGGCGAAAACTAAAGAACAAAAATTAGAGAGTCTGTTTGATTTAGTCTGTGATGAATTAACAGGCAGGATTGTCTCTGGTGAAGCCACGTCAACTGATATCAATGTTTCCCGTCAGTTTTTGAAGGACAATGGGGTCACAGCAACGCCTGCGGAAGCCTCCCCTCTGGAGGGTCTTGTAAATGCGTTGCCATTTCCTTCGTCTGACGAGGTTTCTAAAGCTGCAGAGGGTAACTAGGCTCTCTCTCCATAAAAAGCCCTTAGAAGGGCATCTACGGCTCATAGATGGCATACTCAGTACCTGAAGAACTACAAGACTTCAGGAACTTTCTGTACATCACGTGGAAACACCTCGGTCTTCCTGACCCTACCAAGACTCAATACGACATTGCCGAGTATGTGGACAATGGGCCACGGCGGTGCTGCATTCAGGCTTTTCGAGGAGTAGGCAAAAGCTGGATTACGTCAGCCTACGTATGTCACCAATTGTTATTAAATCCGTCTATGAATATACTGGTTGTCAGTGCCAGTAAGACTCGTAGTGATGATTTCTCCACTTTTACTCTAAGATTAATAAATGAGATGCCTTTGCTAAAGCATCTGATTCCTAGAGAAGAACAACGTAGCTCAAAGATTGCTTTTGATGTGGGGCCAGCACCAGCAGCACACGCCCCATCAGTAAAGTCTGTAGGAATCACAGGTCAGCTTACCGGAAGCCGTGCAGACCTGATTGTTGCTGATGATGTAGAATCCTTAAACAATTCTCTCACTCAGCAAATGAGGGACAAGATTCAGGAGACAATTAAAGAATTTGATGCTGTTCTTAAACCTGATGGTCGCATCGTTTATCTTGGTACTCCTCAGACCGAGATGTCGATCTACAACGTGCTGCCTGAACGTGGCTACGAAATAAGGATTTGGCCAGCAAGAGTACCTTCAGAAAAAGCAATAACAGCATACGGTCACCGACTAGCTCCTTACATTTCAGATAAGTGTAAGGAATCTCCAGAAGGCACTCCTGTTGACCCACAACGATTCGACAGTACTGATTTAGCAGAACGGGAAGCCTCTTACGGCAAAAGCGGTTTTGCTCTGCAGTACATGCTCGATACGTCATTAAGCGACGTAGGTAAGTATCCTCTGCGTCTAAGTGACCTCATAGTACACCCCCTAGACGCAGAAGTTGCATCCCCAAAGCTCACATGGGCCTCTTCTCCAGAACTAGCGTGGAAAGACCTGCAAAGTGTAGGACTAGCAGGAGATGCCTACTACAGGCCTATGGAGGTAGCTAAAGACCATCAAAAGTACACAGGAGCCGTCATGAGTATTGACCCTGCAGGTATGGGTAAAGACGAAACTGCTTATGCTGTT